TTTTTCAAAGGTATCAGTTCTAGCGACATTAATTGCTGGCATTTTTTATTAACTCTCTAAGTAGGAATTTAATTTCAGAGACTTCATCCTTCAACATATTTATGTCGTCCAACGCGGAATTCATCTGTCGCTGCTTACGCCTAGATTCAATGGCAGAATCGCTGTAATTCAAGATGGCACCTGTGGTCTCGTCTCTAACGAGACCATCATGACCTTCAACTTTTATGTAACTCATGCGCGGAAATTAGAAAGATGCAACTGCTCTAATATCTTGTACTTTTGGTACAATAGTTGGATCAACTCCGTTCATAACAATTTTAATAGCAAACGAAGAAAATTCTGGAATATCTTCTATGCTATATGTGATATCCTGATAAGAAGATTGTTTTTCAATAACACCAGATGATGTATTTTCTGGTGTAGCAACTTCTAGTATATCTGGTTGTCCACTGCCATTAAAGTATTCCCAATCTAAATCTTCAAAGTTTTCTTGACTAGATGCTCTCTTATATTTGAAGAGAACTTTAATGTCTGAAATTTCTTTGACATTCATAGTCAAATGTACATCGATTGATGTAGCAGGACTACTAATGAATACTTCTTTAGTTACATACTTAGCAATTCCAGAACTATTCTTGGAAGTGTTTTCTGCAACAAAATCAGTTCCGTCAGTATATGCTAGGGACCCTACCTCCAAGAACAATACTTCATCGGTTGGTTGGTTTGGATAACCTATGATATCTCCAACACGGAAGATGTCACGAGATTGATTTAAACTATCTGCTTGTCTAGTGAAAGATGCACCGTCAATAATTCTGCTGGTGTAATTATCATCAATAGGTCTCGTATCATTCCTCATGATTGCTTCTTGAGTTTCAGAGTTCCAGATGATAACATTACCAAAAATAACATTATCATAATCAGTTATTGGAGTTGATGGATTTCTAGCAGTTAAAGTTTGTGCTGTATTAAAATCAAATGTAGTCTGTGATGGTACACTATCGACCTTAGTAGCAGGAGATACCTCGGTATTTTCTCTGTTCAATGCAACTTGTTCCCACTCAATTACCTCACCTTTTTGAAATAACTGAGTAGTCTTGACCTTAATATAAACTTCATTTTCATCAACTTTACAAACTTGACCAAGAGCACCAGATGTTAATCCTTTGACTTTTTGATCATTGAAGATTTCAATGCCATTGGTGTTAGCAACGGAGAAAGCATATACAGGATAGAATGTAAGGATCTGATTTCTTCTACCAAATCTGTTTTCTTTACCAGATGCATTCTCAATTCTATTGGTGATAGTTTTAACACTAGTAGTAGATAGATCAATTACTGGAGACAAGTATGAGACACTTGATGATAAATCCATCTTGTAAGTAAGTGATCTACTTACATCATTTTGAATTTCATTGATCTTGGAAGCGATGAACTTCTGATTAGTAAAGTAATGTGGTTCATTAAGGAAAGTTTTTTCATATTCTTTTTCTGAATATGAAGTATAGTTCGTTGTAGAAGAATCTACAGGAACTACATTTAGTGTTTGGACTGATGTATCAATCTTAGTTTGTGTGAATGACAAGTATTGAACTTGTGGATATAGAACTTCAAACTTTCTATTGTATGAAGAATATACGACATTTCCACCACCAACAGAATTAAGAGCAGAAGGAATATTAGAAGTAATATTGTATCCGTCTACACCAGAGTTGGAAACTCTAAACAGACTGTTATTCAATACATCAGAAGTAATTCCTCCTGTTGCTGCAGCAGATTTATAGAATACATATGATTTTCCAGTATCTTCAAAACCATTGTCGCGATGATTGACTTTAATAATTTTATTGTTGTTCTTGTAGAGAAGAGCATCTGCATTTGAGTTTGAAGAACCGTCTGTCTCAAATGGGTTATTATTGAGAAGCTCGTAACCAAGATCTTCGTTCGTAAGAAGAAGTTCGCAAGGTCTAGAAATATCAAATTCTGCTCTATAAAGAGTAAACTTGATATCTTCAAAGATGTCTTCAGTCCAGTTGTCAATATTTTGTGATCTGTATACAGAACCTAGGGATGGTTGTGTTGTAATAATTGTGCTTGTAGAAGCATCAATTTCTCCAAGTCTGGAAGCCCACATTTCATAGTCAACAGAATCTGTCTCCACCGTAATTGCGTATTCTGTATCATTCTGAAGATATACGGGATAATCAAATTTGAATAATGTTGGAACGGTAGACTGAGTAATTCCTTCTTGATCAACAGCAACACCCATTCTAACTGCTGGTGTATCAATTTCAACTACGGTTTCAATAACAGCACCTGCTGCACCGTTACCAATTCCTTTGATAACTACAGATGGTGCTTCAGTGTAACCAAATCCAGATAGTTGAATTTCTGAATTATAAATTTGACCATTTGAAACATCAACACTAGCAGTAGCAACAGAACCACCTGGCAACTGAGGACTTTCAATAGTTAAGATTGCACTATCGTAATTTAGACCAGGGTTTAGGATCTTAACCTTAGAAACTCTTCCACTATCTTTAGCGATGGTTACCTGACCAGATCTTCCTTCTGTATTGTTAGCAACGATAACTGAAGGAATAGAAAGGTTCTCATTTGGAATAAATGATCTACCGTTATTGTTATCAAGAACCATTGTATATACTTGCTCATTGGTAAGTAAGTATCTTCCAGTAGAAGATGCAGTCAACTCGATACCATTCTTATCAATAATTTTTGCAATAGGACCAGTAGCAGCAGAAGATGAACCAGTTACAACTTCTCCTTTAGTTACATATACATTTGAGTTTGTAAAGAATTTGATGAATGAGAATGGTGATAAAACTTTTTCCGATCCAGGAACAATATTTTTACCAGGTTTATCAGAATCTACATTTGTTAAGTATACCTTAACTGGAATTGTAGAACTCTTCGTATTGAAGAACAAATCAATACCAGTTGCAAACATGCCACCTTCATAGTTTTCAACCTTAAAGGTTTGTGCTAATGGGTTAGGTCTGATTGGATTGTCAGTATTACTATCAATAAACTGAACACCTTCATTTGCTTTAAAGAATGCTGGTTTTGTGGAAATAATACTTACTGGGTTCTCTGGAAGAATACCAGTTGCATAGTACTTAACTTCAGCATAAGTATCTACATTCAGTTTATCTTCATCGGTAGAACTAGATGTAAATCTAAAAGTTTTGATACCAGTTGGAACACTAAAAGATTCGGATGATGTATCATAATCTACAGTATCAACATCTCCTGTCCAAGAAGCATTCTTATTTGGAGCATAACCTGCAGGAAGAAGGATGATACCACTAGCATCACCATTATCATCTGTGGTTACTACACCATTGAAAGCTGATAGTGAATTACCAGCTATACCAGTAAACCTTTGATCGGGTACAACCCAACGATTAACATTTCTTCCTTCTAAGAAGACAGAAAGTGTAGTATTAGGCTTAAGTCTTCTTACAACAAACTTAATTGGTTGGGATCTAGCAAAAAATTGTAAAGACGTGGATACAGAATTTCCTCTTACAATCTTTTTCTGTACCCCTTTACCAACTTCATTGTTTTGTGGACTTACATTAGATGAACTCGAAACAGATGCAGCTGCAACTGTTGATGCAATTACTTCTGAGTTAGTCTCACCCAAAGCATTGATTGTTGTGAAACTTGGAGAAGCACCTACCCAGTTTGTAATGAATGAATTATAGAAACTAGAGAAACTTTCTTTAGTATCTGTCTTTGCTAAGAAAATTTTATAAAGATCAGTATTAGTATCTACAACAATTGGTTCTTCTGATTGATCATACCACTGGTCAATGCTTGGAGTAATAGAAGCATCGCCAACATACTGCAGAACAACGAATGGATTTGGATTTAGCGTCTTAGATGCAAAATCATTTCCGATAACTTTTAGATCACTGTATGGAAGTGTGATAACATCACCAGATTTCTTATATCCAGAAACAACTCTCTGATCTTCTCTTTCATTAATTTCTACAAGTCTGAAAGAATCTTCTTTTGATTGTGGACGAAGAACAGATTGTTGTGCATCAACAGCACATTGATAATCCAGAGATTGTAAGTTGCCAGTTCTATGAGCTTCAAAATTATCTACAATAAATCCACTTTTAAATCTATCAAATCCAACACTATCTTTAACTTGCATATTAAGAGCTTGCTGCTCAAGAATGCTTAATGTAGTGTAATACTCAAGACGCTCAATACGCTTCTCTAGTTTGCCAATATCGCGCATTGTATAACGACGGTTGTCAACTGGAGTAATTCTTACATCCTTACTTGTCTGTGTATATGCAGGGATATATGCATAGAACAGAGGGATAGCATCATCAACTGGATCTGGTTTTGTTGGATTGAGAGATGAGTTACCTTCCTTAACTAAGAACTGTCCTTTTTTATTCAAGAATACGCCATCAATTCTATCAAGATATTCTACTTGACTGAATGAGAATGTATATTCCAAGTTAGTATCTGGAGCAGGAGAAGATGCAACAATTGCACCTTGACCAGAGAAAGATCCTCTAGTATCAGATAACAATGATATATCCTGGAAACCAGAGATAATTGCTTTACTGTCAACTTTAGGTCTAAAGTCGAGTACATTCTTAAGATTAACAACGCCATGAACAGCGGAGTTGAATGTTGGAATTTGATCTTCTGTAATTCCAGATTCATGAATATAACTATCAATTACACAGAAGTCTCCTGCACTGTGCTCAAAGTAATCAAAAGCAACTACAAGTTGTCCTGTGGTTTGATTAAAACCTGGTTTCAATACTAATCTAGATACGTCATATAGAGTATCTCTCTGACCATTATCGAATGTGAACCTGTCAGTTACATCTGTACCGTTTACAAGATTTCCATCTCTATCTACAGTTGGTGGCGCAACAGTCGAACCCTCATAAACATACTTAAGTTTGTATGCATCGGAATATGTTAATACTTCTACAACATCATTATCATAGTCAGTTCCACGTAAAGGAATTACTCTGTCGCCACTAGTTTCAATAATAATTCTTTTGGAAATAGCAGTCTTAAGTCTTGGTTTTGCATCATTGACCTCCAAAGTAGCAGACAACTTAAGTTTTGGATATGTTCCATTTTCTGGAATAGTTCCAAAATATGTTGACGGCAATTGAAGTTCGATGCTACCAGCAGTCAATCCACTTGCAGTATCTGTAGCAGAACTTGTTACTACATTATCAGGGTTAATATAGACAACATCTCCTTTTTGTAGGAGAGAAGAATCGCCAGGATCAAGCACAGTTATGACAGAGTTTTCCTCTGTGAATGTTACAAACCTCTGAGTTCCGAATGGTAACTGAGCCGCAAAAGTAATAATACCACCACCAGTAGATGCAGTAGTAATAAAGTCTCTACGAATATAGAACTTAATGTTACTATTTTCTTGAGTATCAACAATCTTACTGACTTGCTTACTTCCCGTTGGGAAAATTAGAGATCCTTTATTTGAATTTTTTACTCTAGGGCGTAGACGGATAATACTAGTATTAACAACTTCTCCCGGAAGATTTGTATCTAAATAAACTCTTGATTTAAATACACCCTCTGGTTTTGTAGCATATTGAACCGTAGAACGAATAAGAGTATTATCAGTATCAACAAACTGAACAATATCGCCTTGCTGCAATAGAACACTGGCATCTCCACTGAAACTTGTGTTTTCAATGAAATCAGTATTAGCAGTTCCAATAAATGTGAAGTCTGTTACTGGAACGATTTCTGCTTCTGCAGTGTCATTGACAACAGCGTCTGCTGTAAATACGTTATTGCCACCAGAACCATAAGCAGCACCAAATGATTTTACATTTGAAGGAGTATATGTAGTAACTGCATTTCTTGTCAATACAGGAAGAATAGCAGCTCCAACTGTTGGAGTAGCTCCACCTTCTGCTTGCTTAACAGTAACAGCGGGTGGTTGTGAATACTCAGTAGTGTTTAAAGAATTTCTATTACGAATGTTAATTCTTACAATACCAGATGTTCCTTCAAAAGCAGCTTCTACTTTTGCTTGATCAAATTCAACACCATTGATGATTAAAGTAGAACCATCTTCGTATCCATTACCTTTGTTTTGTACAATAAAATGTGAAATTGTATTGTTTTTTCTGATACGAGCAGTGTTGTCGTCTTCATCTCTGATTGATTCACCAGACTGGAACCTACCAGAAATTGTTTTAATAAACAGATCTGTTCCAAATGAATATACACCACTTGCGCCACCTTCGACGACGCCATATGCTCCACTGGTTAAACCAAAGATATATTTGCCAATTGCAAATGCACCAGTTTGTACATCATACTCTTCAAGTTTAATTCTAGTAAAGAACTGAGGATCAAAGTAAGATAGTCCAAACATCGCATTGTAGCGATCACTTCCGTCTTGGTTTCTTCCTCTAGATAGAACAATGTCTGCGTCTGAATTAAACCCACTACCTCTTTTCTTAAGAAAGAAGTTGTTTGGTTTTACTCTACCAACTAGGGGAGTGATGACATCTTTATAGTCAATGATTTCTCCATAAGCATCTGTCTGTGCTTTTGCAGCACCATCAGTTATGTAAAATCTTCTTCTTCTGACACTATTTGGTGTGCCAGTTGAGTTTGGTTCTCCCAAATCATAATCAACCATTCTCATTAGGTCATCTTTGGCACCCATGAGAGTGACCTCTAAGTATTTCTTATCGGGGTCAGCTGAAATTAAAGGTTTGGATACCTTAGCATATGATAAAACTTTAAATGAGGATGTACTTACTGCACCACCATCAGTATCTCTTTGCTTGACAAAGAATAATTGTGAAATTATGGTTTCCCAGTTAGTTGCAGTTAATTCAGAAAGAGGTTTAACAGCACTAATAACATCAAGAGTAACAGTCTTTAAAGCATCATCTGAAGTGAAAAACTTACCTCTTCTGTCACTAGTTTGTTTTGCATCAGTTACCAGTTCTCCATCACTATATCCAATAGATCCATCATTGAATGTTTGATATAGATTAATATTTGGAAAAGCAGTTAGTTCAGCACCTTCTTTGTTTAGAGGAAAACTACCATACAAGTTTGTGATAGTGAACGTTGGCAATCCTCTAATCTTAAGAGTTTTATTATCGCTCTTAAGATTTTCTCTTGCCTTGCTAATTTCTAGGTACTTTGTCTCTTTATTAACAATTTCATAACCCCTGATATATGCCTTACCAGGACCTACGCTCACAACCATCTTTCTAGTAGCTTCAACGGCACTTAAACCATTGTACATACCAAAGTCATCTAACCCGTATAGACCCCTGTTACCGTCTTTCTGAGCGTACTCTCTGACATCGATAGCAAAGTCTTCGACGATGTAATCTCCACTCTCGTCAAAGGTTCTTCTTGCTAAAGTCTGCTCTAGTAAGTTGTAATCAGTTGGACTTACTTTCTTTTGGATAGATCCTTTAAAGACAGTAATTAATTGGATAAAATTCCTATCTGTGGACTGCCCAAAATCGAACCTCTTAAGTTCTAAGGAAATTTTTAATCTATGAGCGCCAGGAGCAGTGTAGTTAGAACTACCAATTGAATTATCATAAAGAGTAGAATCCTGTTCTGGAGTGATGATATCTTCTTTAATAGTAAATCCAACTTTTGCAGATGGTCTATTATAATAGTCATCAATTACAAGAAGACTAGTTTCGTTTTTTACAAAGAAACCATTTACAAAATAAATACCTTCTTCTACTTTTACAGCAGAAGCATATCCCATTGCAGGGCTCTCTAGAGAACGTGTCTCTCCATTGTCTGGATTTCTAATAAGAATACTTGTAGGAAGAACACTACCATCAGTTCCAACGACAAGCAATGGAGTATTAACACCATCAATTACTTCTATAGTTTCACCCTGTCTGAAAGTAGTTTCAGTATTAGAATCACCACTGTTTAAGTAGTTAACATATAATGTATCTGCAGATGCTTCAGTTGCTAGTTTAGTTTTTAGGATTGTTGCAGTAACACCAGAACTGAGACCACGAATTTGTCTGTTGATTAACTGCGTAATATCATATTTTTTGTATACAATATCATCTCCTTCTGAAACCGCAACTTCGGATACAGATGAAAGTTTTACAAAGTCCAACTTAGTATTAAGACCAACTTCACCTGGGATAACTAAGTCTCCTTGTTTGAAGACATATTTACCAAAGCTTTCTACTTGGTTCTGTAAAATAGACTGAAGTTGAGTTAATTCTCTACCTTGGATAGAATATCCTGGTCTAAAAAGAATTTTATAAAAATTCTTATTGGCGTCAAAATCCTCGTAGTAAGGAAAAACGTTAAGGTTAGTCTTTTGTGGCATGGTCTCCGCCAAATACTAGCATTCTTTGTCCTTAGTATTTATAGAGATAAAAAAAATCCCCCGAGGTATCTCAGGGGATTTAAGGTTATTTATCTGTGATCAGAATTCGATGACTAGTTTGATGTCTTCAATCTGGTCAGGAGCACGAGTGATCAGACGACGGTTCTCAATGTAGATAACGTCACCAGAGTTGTTCTCGATCTCAGGGTTGGCAATACCAGTTGCGCTACCAGCATCGGTTCCAGGGAACTCAACACCTAATAGAGGACCAAAGTAGTCAATGTCAACGTTACCCGAAGCAGCGGAAAGTTCGCCAGAGACAGCATTGACAGCGTTGCTTTCAAATGCTCTTACAACACCTTGATCGGTATGTGCATCAGTAGTCTGGATATACTTAAGAACACCAGCAGTTGTGGATCCGTCGTCTAGTGTCCAGGAAACAACGGTTCCTTTTGCAGTACCACCAGTTACGGTCTGAGTAATTACTTCATCAGGGATGAAGTCTGCAGTAGCACTATCAACTTTGAGAGCTCTTAGGTTAGTTGCTGTGTCGTCAACTAGGAAAGAAGAACCACCCCAGACCTTAGGATCGCGGATAATACCGATACGACGGAAGTCGTTATCAACAGGGAAGTCACCCGAACCTTCGTCATAGGTTAGGCGGATGTTGGTCATTACACGCTTGCCGTTAAGCTCAGTTTCGTGATCTGCACCGTGACCACCCTGAGGAGGAAGTACAATTTCTAGAGCACCAGTAGCAGTTCCACCAACAGAAGAAGTTGTAGAAAGTGCTTGCTCCTCATAAACGTTACCGTTAATTAGGAGAATGTTAGCATAGGTGTAACCCGATCCACGAGCAACAACACTAGCACCAGTGATTTCACCAGTGGTTCCATCAGTAGTGAATTCGACAACACCACCAGAACCATCACCTAGAATTGGTGTGTATAGAGTTTCACCTGCAGGGAAGTTCGCACCTGGATCTTCGATTAGAACAACGTCAGCTGCACCAGCAACTGCGGCAGCAGTAACAGCAGGACGACCTGATGCTGTATCGCTAGGAAGAGCGATTGGCATGAAGTCCGAAGAGAGGAACTTGAGAACGTCATTCGTCTCAATCTTATACATAAACTTCCAGATGTAACCAGCACCAGTAGTTTCAGTATAGATACCAGTGGATGAGTTGTAGTTAGCACCTGCTCTGGTAGGTTGCTCACTTACGTTCTGACCAGAAAGGTTAGATGGGTTCTCACCGTTATAAAGACACTTGAATACTTCGTAATCAGAGTTCATTACATAGAACTTAGCGTCAGCGATGCTTTCAGCACTAGTAGCAGCAGCCTTACCAATACGACCCGAAGTTGCTAGGGTTTCCGAATAATCGGGCTTCCACATATCAAACTTAGGATTGACACTGAAGTCGTAGTTATAACGACGAATTACAGTTCTTGCCTGAGTATCATAGATACGTTTTGCTGCAATAATTTCATCATATAGTGCTCTCTTCTCCGTGAGGTTGTCGAGAGGGAAAGGAGGAATTTCTTCTGTAGCGTAGCGGTATACCCCAGTTTTAGCAGTGACACCAGTTCCGCTAGCTCCCCCGTCAGCAGTTTCAATTAGAGTGGATCCAGCAGTAGAAGTAGATCCAACACCGTTGGCACCAAAAATATCAGTCAGGAGGAGGGCACTATCATATACTGCGGCGATGGTTCCACGGAATGTGTTATATGTTCCAGCATATACTTCGTTACCTACCGTAAAGTTTCCGCCACTAGCGGAGTAAATCTCTAAGTAAGATTTCCAAGGTTGTGGGCGACCCACGAAGAAGTACATTCTTGTACGTTCGTCACTCTGGTCAGGATTAACAGTTGGTCCTTCCGAAAGTGATTCTAGAAATTGTTTCGCATTAAAAATGCGAAATTTATCTGAGATAATTGCAGCCATGAGTTTTTCCTTTCCGATATTGGGGGGGTAAGTGTGCCAAGGTTATTTATATTTATACGACTTATTTATTAAGTCGTATACGGAATCAATTCTTCTGTAGCGTTAATGGAATTTGGTCCATTATAAAGAGTGCAACCAGTAAATTCAGTTGTCGTCTTACCAGTATATTGGATCACTGTTCCACCACTGGTAAATAAGTATCCTTCATCTGGGAAGTATGTTGTATCTTGTACAACAATCGAACCACCAATAGTTCCAGTAGAAGAACTGATAGCAACTGGATTTTGGATAGATGGTGGAACAAGGCGGAAATACTTGCCAGATAGAGTGTAACTTGAATCTGCTCTTTCTTCAAAGTCTCTAATTGTTAGAGATGCATAGTAGAAGTCAACTTCTTGGAGTGATAATCCAGAAACTTTTGAAGTACCGTCATCGAAGATACCGTTGAAGTGACTGATAGTGTGTCCTACATTTGTTTTTTCATAAGTTCCAAAGTATCCAGTATCAGATCCAGTTGACTGATTTTCAACTATGATAACAGTAGAATTACGTTTGGTTACACTATATGTAGGAGGTCCAACAATATCAACAAAACCATTATTTCTGGTATTTATTGGATCGTCAATTAGTACACTCTCGACATATCCATCAATTACACCAGATGGTGGAGTGAATAGAAGAACCTCAAGTTGGTTCTTCTTCATATTAAACTCAGAGTGTACCGTCTGGATTTCTACATCAATTGATGAAGAAACTGAAGTTTTTTGAGTAGAAACTACAACAGGTTCCTTCTTAACTTCTGCCTTGAGTTCACTTGCATGTGAGATGAAGGATACTGCCTGTGAAACTGGGTCGATCTTGACACCAACATTAGTTTCAGTAACCTCAAAGTTAAATGTGATAATACCATCAAATCCTTCAAATCTATCTCTTTCAAACTTAATGAATGTCTCTTTATGCTCAAACGTAGAGAATGCTGTAACCTCTGGTTCTGGTTGAACCATAGATTGCGCTTCAGTCTCAAATGTAACAAAAGAAGTTGTAGTAACAGTTGGTTTAACTGTGACATCTAGGATTGTCTGAGTTACCTCAAGCGTATTTGCTGTCAGTAGTTTCTTAACTTCACCAAGTACAGTAGTCTCCTTATGGAAGATTTCACCAATTGTACCAATACTTTCGGCAGGTTTGAGGGTAACAGCTTCAGTAAATGTATTGAATGTCTGATATGTAGAAACAACAGATGGGTTAACCTTGACATCTAGAATTGTTAATGTTACCTCAAATGTATTAGCTGTTAATAACTTTTGAAGTTCACCTTTAATAGTTGTTTCTTCATGCTCAATGTAATCTACAGAGAAGACACTCTCATAAGGAATTACAGATATAGCCTCAGTTCTAATAGTAGACGAAGAAGCAACCTCAGTGAGTACAGCAGGATGAATTCTTGCACTTAGAACAGTTACAACGGGTTCTGTATCTACTAGTAATTCACGCTGAACATCTGTCTCAACTACAGAAACAGTCTCATCAGACATTTCAATTGCTCTAGCACGAAGTTCGTACTTAGTATCATTCTTAAATATTACTTCGCTGATCGATACAAGATCAATACCAATTTGTAGTTCTGCTGTAATATTTCTACGAGTTGTTTCACTCATAGTTACAGATACATCTTCAAATCTTCTGGTATTGGTCTGTTCACTACCACCAACTTCAGAAACTGCCTTGAGTGATGTTACATCTGCTACAGACTGTACAGTTACTACACCAGCAATAGCAGTGCCGACAATCAACTCTACAGGTAGTTGTCTGATAAATGTTCCTGCTGGCCAGAACTTCGCAGTAGTTCCTTTCTCACCACGGCGGAGTTTCATGAAACGATCACCAAGTTTGAGATAATACTTGATAATCTCGTCACCAACCATGATCTCACCAGTTCTGGAGAACTGTGATGTATCTGGAATGTAAACCACGTTGTCGGTTGGATCTAGATCAATATCCAAGTATGCTCCAGGAGCAAACTGACTGACATCACTAATTTGAGCGTTGTTAATTACATTTGTTACAGTGTTTGTAACCTGAACACTATCATAATGTGCCCTTCTGAGGGTAGAAGTAGATAAGATATCAACAATATCACCTGCAGGAGTAGCAAGAGAGATGCTAATCTCAGTATTTTGATGACGAAGATCAAACGCTTCAACTATAATGTTCTCGTTACGCTTCTGTAAGATCTCATCTAATCCACCACTTAAACTATTACCAACGTTTCTTCCTAAACCATGTAGTTGAATGATCGCTGTAATCTTTTGATTTGTTGTTGGATCATGTTCAATTGGACTTCTAAACAGAATAGAAGTAAAGGTGTTAATTCCAGGACGCTGATTACCAAGTACAGAAACGGTAGAAATTACATTTAGAGAAGGGTTTAGTAATTTCTGAACACCAATATCTACTCTAGAAACTGCAATATCTCGCTCAGTGTAAACAACATATCTTCTGGCAACAACAACATCTGGTGCTACTGAGTATCCAGAACCACCATCAATAAGATCAACACTAAGAACTTGACCTTTACTTACAATTACAACAGCTCTTGCTCCACCACCGCTTCCATTTTTTGGAATGAAGTGTAATACAGGGGGAGTATAATATTGATAAGCAGTTGGTTGCGTAATAGGATCATAACTACGTTGGTTCCAAGTTAAATCTACAACGATACCATTTTCAATAGTTGCTACTACAGATAAACCTTCACCTCTAGTGATACCGTTGTAATTATCAATTTCTACAGTGCCGTATACAACATCAGACGAGTTGCTGTTCAGTCTTTCATCTTTACTTCTTGCCTTTGTTGGCAAATCTTTAATTCGTCTGAACTTATCTTCACCATCAACTTTGATAACATCGCCAGTTGCAAGATTTACAAACGGTGTTTTATAATCAAATCTTCTACGAGTTCCATACCACAACTGGTCATTACCACTCATCAAGATCTTACCATCTGCATCTAGTTCATAATCCAACGTTGCGTTAGTAAAAGAAACGTCTATTGTTGAACTATAATCTCCCTTTACAGTAAATGTAAATGGTCTATCTGTCAATACTTCTGCTTTATTGCCAAACAGTAAGAATTGACAATTATTTCCATTAATACTACTATCATAAATTTGACCTAAGAAATTGTAAAATCCATTATCTCGAATTTGATATATTTGTAAAGGAAGTCCTCTGCTATTCTCTCTCCATACTCCAGTCATAAATTCACTTAAACCACCAGTAGCAGTAAATTTTAGAGTAGACTTGGCAAATAATCTTCCTTTTTCATAATCAAATATTCTTAAAATCTGTCCAATATCTCTACCGTAAACATATCTCATGTCTACTTTCATTTGAGTAGTGATTGGGAAAGTAAATGAAATACTTGGACCAGAGACACTATATGATTTTACAGGTTGCTGCAAAACACCGTCAATAAAGACCAGTAAGAAATCTGGATCATCAATTGGTTGCACAGTTAGATCTTCTAGATCTAAAATTAAGAAAGGACCTTTTCTCTTGTTATTAATAAGAGCAGCATCGAGAGTAAGTCTCTTATAGTTTCCTATACCATGACCATTGACTTTCTCGACATTAGTTGGTTCCCCGAGAGTTTTAGCACCAAGATCTTGATCCCAAATTGGTGCTGTGTCAAATACAATTTGGTTTGGATTAGTTTCTCTATTAATATAGTAAGCATCTTGTCCAGGATAGTTTGGAGTAAACTTAGTTTGCTGAAGAACAGCGTTAACAGTTAATAGAATGTTTTCATCTTTTTCTGTGATTACAGGATCACCATTTTCCCAATAAAGATCAAATACTTTTTCTTCGCCGTTAATAAAATCGGGTTTTGAAACATCAACAGTTCTTTCAAAAATTACATCCGTTAGGTTATCGTATAAATTTTCCAGCGCAGATATTACATCATTGCACTCATTATTTGGTAACTCTGGATCTGCGATAATTGCATAATTAGAGTATGTTTTAGTTGGTGTCCAATTTCCTGATTTGTTCTCATTTACTGCAGTAGGAATAATACTACCAGGACCATTGTCAATAATATCTTTGACAATAGTGACCATATTATTGATAGCACTTTCTACTTCGATACAGTATGGGAATTGACTATCTACGGCAACATCATTATCGACTACAGGAGCAGGTGAAGTTCCGTAAGTTGCACTTGGGAGGGTGTTTTTCATTGCTTTGACAGCAAGATCTCCAACTAAATCCCAAGCATAATCAGCAGCTTCTTGCTCTAATGCAGTCTTGAGATACGTTAGATCCTCTCCGTAAGGATATAATCCTTGTGTATAGTATAGTTGTCCAAATTTAACAACTCTCTCGTTACCACCAAACTTGAGGTGGTGTACCATAGCATCAACCAAATAACCAATGTCCCTAAAGCATTTCTCTTGAGAAACGTTACCAGATGCTAGAGCAGGGTAGTTGTCCCAAGTGAAATTACTAACTTCACTTTGGATATATGTTTTGTTTGTTTCAATTAGATTTGCAGCATCATAAAATGTGCCGTTGTTTATACCACTTAAGTAGAATGTTGCTTCTGTTGTTCCAGCAAAAGATAGTGGTACTGTAAATGTATCGCCAGGAGTAACAGCAAATTGATTTCCTGGTTCAACAACACCAATGCTCGTGGGAATTGTTGTCTGAGTTCCGTTGGTTTCGCCACTTAAACTGGTATTTCCAAATGTAGCACCACCAGCACCACCTGAGTTTACGAACGGAGCTCTGGAAACTTTGATAGTAGTTCTATCAATAATTTCTGTAATTTTAGTTCCATCAGGGAAAGATCTACCAGAACTGATGTGCATACCGATAACTAGATCATTGGTATTGGAAACAGTTACCGTAGTTGATCCTGTAATATATGATACCGTTTGAGTTGTATCCCAATTTCTAATAGCGAGATTTGATAACTTGGATGCATATTTAAAAATCTCAAGTGATGCTGCTTTGTTTCTAGAAATATACTGAAGTTCTGCTAAAGCAATTCCATAATTGGTGGTTTTAGTGTTACCACCAAATCTTAGATCATGGTCAAACGATTGAGCAACATAACGAACGGCTTCTTGATAATCATCAAGTTTTGTGCTCCAATCTAAATCTGGATACTTTTCTCTACCATATCCAACAGATTCATTAACAATGAATTCAATATTTCTGTCAATCTGGTTTGCAGCATCAATCCACCTTCCGTTACGTTGGAAGATATTTCTAATTTTTCTAAAGAACCTATCGTTATACTGACTATCTTTAAATGCAATGTATCTTATAGTAGCAGTTACACCCAAATACTCAGACAGAGCAGTTTGATTAGCTCCAGTCAGTTTTTTATACGTTCCCAATGGAGGTACTGAGAAAATAATTTTATCTTGATTTACAGTATAAGCAACTCCAGGTTCCTGTAAGATACCATCTAGACTGACAATTAAATTTTCTGAACTATATGGAGTAAATGGTTGATCTCTATTATCTCTCAATTGGAAAGTGGTATCACCTAAAATTCCAACATTATCATTGGAATTTAAGACATCTTCTGCAGCAATGCCAGTAAATGGATTTTTCGTCCACCATGGTTTGGGAAGAAATGGTGCTGGTGGATTAGTAACGCTGTCATAGTAACCAGGAGTTGTGTTGTAAACTCTGACATCAAACGAACTCATCTCCGTAAAGTTAAATTCAGAAGATGCAGCAGATCCACTAGTTTTACGAATTCTAGTATTTTCTGTTTTAACAATAGTATTTGTAATAACACGCTTTCTGTGTTCTACAGTAATTTTGTTCTTGTCTGGATCCCATAGTTCAATTGTTGAGAATGATGATGACTTGTTCTTCTTGCCATCTGGCATTGTGATTGAACTATCAGTCTCAACATCAACGTGACCAAACAGTTTAAATCCAGCAGGGTGAGTGGTGGATTTAATTAAGTCTCTCCACTGTTGAATAGATGTCTTTGACTTGACAACATACGAATAATCTTGATAGAAGAAACTATCAGTTAGTCTTTGGTTTTGTGTACTAACTCTACCTCTATCAGAAGTATAATATCCAATGTTATCATAGAAACTACTAATTTCTGTATTAAACTCTGTTACAAAGACTGACTTAACAACAGCAAAAGATTGAGAGACTAAACCGTCAAGTTTAACACCCTCTCTAACAATTCCACGAACTTGTTCTAGTTTGATTAGATTTGATCCTGGAGTAATCTCTGAGATAACCGCTCTAAGAACAATTTCACCATTAATTTTCTGTACTACCTTCTCACCTTCGATAAATTTTTTCTGAGATCTATTTGATGTTGAGATAGTGTACTTGGAAGTAACGCTAGATGCTACGGTATTATCTAAATGATATGCTCCACCATTGTCTTGAATTGATACACTTGAAGGAACACCAATGTCGTTACTTTCAACAAATAAATTAACGTCACTTTCGATAATTTCAATTGTAGGTGCCTTAGTATATCCCCTACCCGCACTAATAATATTAATAGCAAATAGACTTCCATCATCTCTGGTCGTTACTTGCAAATTAGCACCAGTTCCATTACCAGAAACTAACGCAATTGGTTTTGAATAATTTAGACCAAATGTGTCAATACGAACTCCAGTAATAATATTTGCCAAATCATCAAATAAAATAGTCGCTTCAGCTTTAAATGGTGCTGATGGATTTGCACCAAGAATGATTGGTGGTTTCTTATAATTGTTTCCTAGATTAATTACACCAATAGAATTAATATTTCCAACAGCAAACTGTCCAGAGGTTGTATATGAAATAGTACCCGAACCATCAAATATTGGTGTGGAAGTTACATCATAGACAAATCTGTTTCTAGTAACATAAGTTACTGTTTTTTCTCCTTGTAATGGATCATTGATTATAGACAGATATTGCCTCTCTGCATCTACAACTCCATTTTTATCAAAGTAATAGAAATTTGTATAACTTGTTCCTACTTTTTCTGAATAGTTATTGTTAGCAGTTCTAGGACCAAAACCAAACTTTACGTCACTGAAAGAACCTAAGTTTCCGGGAAGGATATCAGAATCGTTTTTTTCTAAGGTCAATAGAGAATAACCTGTACTTGGACTTAACTCAAAGAAAGTTCCTACTAGTGATGGGTGTGAAGTATCAAAAATGTACTTGTAAAATTCTTGAATTTTGATATTTGGATTGGTGACGAAAGTTACATCGTCTTCAGAAAATTCATACTTGTAAATAGGATCAGAAGCTGTTGCTACTGTTACAAGTCTTTTTGGATTGCCAGGATCAAAAAATCTTTGTCCAGTAGTTAGAACTGATGCATTTTGTGGGGTGGCAGAATAATTATACTCAATTAAAGCATTCTGTGTCTCAAGATCATACGAATTAATAAATCCAGATCCTGCGTTTCCAGGAGAGATCTCGTAGTTTGGTGTAAAGTGATATCTTGGTTTGTAGAGAGATACACTTTCACCATCAAAGTGGTCAATGTCTGATGATCCTTCCTGTGCTCTTTCTACTAGTAAAGCATTTCCACTAATGTCTGTAATCTTGACAACTTCTTCGCCAATCTGAATTAAGTCGTTATCAACAAATCCATCACTATTATCTACATTCAATACCACCTCACCTTTAGCAAAACCAACGTGAGCAATATAAACAATAAGTCTCTGTGTACTTGCTATGGCATCATTACCCTGAGATCTTACTAAGCTCTCATCATCAACACCTAAGTACTCTCCTCTCTTATACCCTGATCCTTTATCTGTAATAGTGATGAGATTTACAATACCATCAGCAGAAACACGAATTGTTGCTTTTGCACCAGTTCCCGATCCACCAGTTAAAGCAACATTTGTATAGTTATCTTCAGTGTAGAAAGCACCACCATTTAAGATATTAAATCTTCCAATACCCGTATCTGTTATTGATGTGTTTTCACTTGGTGTAATAAATGTTACATTTTGGAATAGTCTCTTTCTCAGATAGTAAGTCTTGGTCTTAAGAGCATCGTCTGGATTGACATCAATAGTTACTCTATCACCAATACCCAATCCGTGATTATCGGTAGTTTCTATTAAAGCAACACTCTGGTTAACATCAAATGGATTGAGATTATCACTTAAAGAAGTGAATACGACAATTCTAGATCCTACAGTGTTAAAGAGATCATCAGACCTTAAAGTATAAGTATCATCAATAATCCAAGTACCAGTGAGGACTTTAATTAAAACAGAGTTTTGTCTGCTAGTTCCTTCTAGAACCTCACCTGTTGCAACTGGGTCATTAATGCCATCTGTGAGACTGATAGTAGCACCTTTAGTGTATGTGCTATCTTGATCCAAAAATAAAGTAAAGGTTTTAATATCGGCAGAGAATGTTCCCGTATTGTCAAATGTTCCAACAACGTTCTTAAGAACAATTAAATTGTCATTTTGTACAGTACCAACAATTTGACCAGATGCATTAGAAGATGGTTGTCTTAGAAAATCATCTTCAAATAAGTATGCACTTTGAATTGTTGTAAGTTTTACTACCTTATCTTCTTTTGATTGTAGATATGAGACTGGTTTTCCCTCAACAGAAGCAACAATTGCTTCAGCGTCAAATCCTTCTGTTTCATCATTGTTGAAGAAAATTTTAGAGTTAACTGAAAAATTTGGAGAAGACTTATCTACTTGAACACCTTGTACAGTTCCTGCTTTTACAGTGTCAACGGTTGCAAGTAATCCTTCTCCATTTCCCTGCATACCAGGAGTGAACAACCTCTTGGAGTTCTTGGGAACATCGTCTTGAGTAATGTTGGAATTGTAGTTGCTATCTACAGGAAGAGAGTAGAAGTTATCTCCAACTGTATATGGGAAGGAAGGATTGAGAGACGCATCAATTGTTACAAAATATGCATATGTTCCTTCGGGATAGTCTGGAGTAATACAAAATCTGCCATTATTCTCATCTAGAGAACCAGATCTATGCTCGTATTGATAGTCTTGAGTAAATAATCCAATTGGATATTCTGTTACAGACGGACCACCTTGACGATTATCCTTAATCGCATAACTGGTGGTCATTCTAGCGATAGCAGATAAAGGGTCAGTAGGATTACTGTGCCCATATGGACCGTAAATTGGATTGCCGTCATATGCAAATCCAAGAATAGGAGAGTGTGTTAACGTAGCAGTTTCTAATCCAGTACCAGTGATGTTATCACTCAGAGATGTACGCAGAGAAGTTGGGTTTGCAACACAACCATATCCAAAATATAGTGTTGGATTGTAGTTCTCAAATAATTGTCCATTACTGGTATCTAATTGAAACTTTAGTCTTTCGTAGCGGTTGAAAGTCCAAGTAGTTAAAGTTGGGACAGCAGATGCATCTTGTCCAACAGCAATAATCTCAACTCGAACATTTTGTTGTGTGTATAGATTACCAGGAGCATTTTGAACAATATCTGTAATTTGTCCAGTAGCATCTACAACAGCACTAAAATCTGCGAAACGACCTTTTCCTTGAATATCAGTAATTCTAATAATTGGGGGAGAAGAATAAAACTCACCAGGATTTTCTATTTGAATGCTAGTAATCTTACCATCAGTTACGATAGCTTTACCTACACCACCTCTACCAGAAGTGATTTCCAATGTAGGCATGTTAGTATATGAATTGGTTGTTCTTAACTCAATTCTGTCAACAGAAGAACCAATTAGATACGCTTTTGCTCTATTTGCTAAACCATTAACAAGAACATATGGAGCGGAAGTATATCCCCTTCCTCTGTTACCAACAGTAATTTTTGTTAATTGCCCATACTGAATTTCATTAAGGTCCTTATGACTATAAACAGGAACACCATTGAGTAAGATACCAACATCTCTATTTGGGGTTTTGTATCTTTCAGTTGTTGCAATTGGACTTTTTCTGATAATCCTTAATAGTTTTTGATCTCTTACAGTATCAGTTTGTCTTGAAGTCTTATCTAAAATATTGTGCGACGGGAAACTGGAACTAGTGATGTAATAATATTGATCATCACCAAAGATAGAAGATACATTTGGTTTGATCTCATCTAGTTGTGATGAAATATTTTGATTTGTAGTAGCAGAAATACTTGGTAAAACATTCAAGTTCCACCTAGGAGTATTAGTTCCAGTCTCAACAATCTTTACATCTGATGTTTCAAATCCAGGATTTGATACTTGTAGTTTATCACCAATAGCAGAGAAGGGTTGACCATTCTTTACAGTAGCATTGTATACAACACCAAGGCTCAATAAAACAACATTTTTTCCAATAATATTAACTGGTTTGTATACAGATGCACCTTTAGAATGTAGCACAGGTGATGTTCTGTTTTTGATAACAAACTGAGTTGTTGTCTTATCATCAAACTCAATAATTTCTTCATTAATGAGGATTGATCCCTTTTTACTCCAACCTAGTGTTGAATTAACGTTAATTCTATTTCCTTCTCCAGCAGCAAATAATAGGTCTTTCTCCAGCAGAGTTTTGGTTGAAACACCAAACGTTCCATTAACAGTTTCTGGAGCAAGGATGATATTGTAAATTACTTCATTGTCTTTTGTTCCATCTGCTCTTACATTATCAACAGTAGCAGAAGCATAACCATACTCTGTAGTAGGTTCCTGTACAATTTGCTTTCCAATTAATGATTTTGGGTCACCTGATACAATTTTGCACTTTAGAGCATAAACATTAATCCAATCAGATGATGATGCTTTATAGGTAAAATCTTTTGGATTGTATACTTCTGGTTTGTCTTCAATGTCTGTTGTGACAACGGTATTGAAGATAAACTTGATTGAACTAGAAGTTCCTTTCGATTTGTAGAATTTTTGAATATTTTTGATAAGAGTTCTCTTATCAACTTCTCCTCTGAGATATTTCTCTGGAAAAGAACCCAGATACTGGTTCTCAAAACTTTTGATGAAAGCATACAAAAATAGGTTACTAACGTTATGTACAGTAGAACCTGGATTGTGGGAAGCAGAATCTGTTCCTTCAAAATTAGATTGATCATACAGATCACCTAATGTAGTATTTCCACTTACACCACGAGAGCAATTGAAGAAGGTAGTTTCATTTCTTTCTTCATAAAAAATAATTTCATCATTAATTCTAATGTAACCATTGTACTCTGGGAATGAGGTAGCATCCAGTACAACAATAGTATCATCAGTTTTATTAATACCATCAACTAGAGTATCATTCTCTCTGAGAATTTTTTTCTCATAAAAGTCAATGTCACGATACTTTAAAAAATTATTAGCAATATCTAAGACGCCACCCTGTACTTCCTGCTGTTCATAATACTTTTGTATAAATTGACCAAACAATTCATACTCGGTATTAATAAACTCAGGTAGTTGTGACTCGATTAGAGTAGAAATTCTCTTAGTCTTAGCAGCCATTTACTTTACTCTTTGTATGCAGTGAAACTGGAATTTGCCACATCAACATCGAGGTAAACCTCACGGAGGGCTTGAATGTCATTACGAAGTGGTTTTACCCTTACAGAAATTCTATTGTCAAAGAATGATCCTTTGATAATAGTCAAGTTATACATTTGCAACTCACCCTTAGCATAATTAATATCGCCAATATCGCTGTTCAGTACAACTTTTTCAGCAGTTACAGCGTCTAGTCTATATAGGACAATTTTGCCATCCCTGTCTTCGATGTATACATCAAATTCTGGGTACTCAGTTACTCTAAATCCAGTTGACGACAGAACTGGTTCGTCACAATCCTTATCAAATTCATTTTGGAAACAGATCTCATAATAAAAACTTGAGTTAAGTGAAGGATAGAAATCCTTTCGCATTGTGACGCTTGTTAAATTTGAATTAATTGATCTATCTGCATCATCAATGACACCTACAAATTTACTATATCTAAACTTACCATTAAACTTCTCAGTATCAGTATTATCGATATACTGCTGCACTGAGTTGATTGCAAGGTCTCTAATCTGTGCAGGTGTCTTATCAGTCATACCACGATCATAGTAAATTTTACTTGTCATCTCTACAAACAGTACAGATGGATCAATAATTTCTGGTTCTACCGATGCAACAACATACTTCTTAAGTTCTTTCCTAATCTCTTGCTTTGTGAATGAAGTCAGATACGATGCATCGTTAGGTTTAAGGACAACGAATACCTTACCATACTGAGGTGGAACTGCATCCTCGCCGCCGTAGATGATGATATCACTAGTAGAGGGGTAGATCTTCCTAACGATTGCTTCGTAGTCTCCTGAAGTCACTGCGCGGTCTTGTGCGCCATATAACTTGGGTGCATTGAACTTGATCTGTTTAGTAGTCTCTTTATCCTCACCACCAGCAGAACGAACTGATGACAAGATGTTAACGTCAAAGTTAGAAGGTGAGACACCATCGGGGTTTTCTAAAACACCTGTGAAAACAAAAGTTTTAACACCATTTGATACAGGACCAGAAGTCGTCAAGTAAGAAACTTCAATTCTTGATGCACTTTCAACTTTTTTACCTAAGGCACCATCACCCATGATGATCTCAAAACGATCATCTTCAATTTCATCAATAAAGAAAACTTTGGAAGTGCCATCTACACCTAAAATATTATCTGCAAGTACAAAAGGTTCGCTAAAGCTACTACCACTAGGGAATACGCGAACTCTAATTGTATTTGTATCAATTCCTACATTATCAAGAATGTATCTTTGACTTGTTAATGAATTATCGACAGTAAATGTATTCGTCAGTACTGTGCCTTCACGAATAGTAACATCTTCAAATGTTGCTACGCCATTGACAATTTGTGCAGTAGTATCAGATGGAGTTACATACTGATAGATTGTGTTGTCAAACGATGCAATAAAACCAGAACCTTTCTTCAGAATAATCTCAGTATCGAATGTTGGGTTCTGATATGTGACCGAAAATGAAATACTTGCTGTTGGAGACGTAACGCTTTTGGGTCTGTACCCTAATTGCTTCGCAATTGCTACTACGTTGTCTCTCAAGGTGGCACTATCAATGAATAGTTCATTGACTACCATATTAGTGTTAAACGCCGTATAATACGTATTATAGGCGAGTGTGTCGATCAGTGTCGATAATGCTGATCCCTCAAAGTCATAATCAGTAAAATCTGAATTAGCTCTAAGGTAATCCTTTAGAGCTGCTTTGATATCTTCAAAGTCTAAATTTGCTACCTGGGTATATGGCATTATCGTGTACGCTCTAAGAAGAAGTCTATTGCCACTGGTGTGTCATCTCTACCAACAATGGTAAAAAACAACTCTACTTCATAACCATTGTTTTGTTCATCAGGAGATACAACACAATCGTTAACGACGATACGTGGTTCGTATTGTGCTAAAACGGTTACAACTTCATTCTTAATCATACCAGCAGTGGCATAATCAAGTGGTTCAAACAACGTAGCGTAAATACCACAACCCAGATCTGGTTGAAATGGTCGTTCACCCTTTCTAGTAAGAAGCAAGGTAGTAATCGCTTGCACGATAGCTGCCTTGTCTTTCACTGCTACGATATCATCGTTTACAGGATGCTTCTTAAACGTAACGCTCAAGTCTTTAAACGTCTGGAACGTGGGCATTAAGACACAGCAATAGGCTGAATCTATTTATCACTTACCACAGAAACCATCTGCCCACTCCTCTTGATTATCAAATAACTCACCCTCTTGCATGTTCTTACGCTTACCTGCTTTACGCAGATACTTGTCGCTTTCAACTTCGGTGATAAGAGTCATTCCAGATTCTTTGAATGACTCACTTTTATCAGTTCTGCTGTTTCCCATTGTTTTTTTCCTTTTGTGTTTGCCAGAAATAATCATCAGTGTCTCCAAGGCGTCCCCAGTCAATTCCTGCCTCTACTTGGTATTCTATGGTAGATACTTTAAAGTCAGGGAACTTGGGTTCCTCAGGGGTTATAGAGAGGTCGTACAGACGCATCCTATTATTAGGATACAATGCATACTGACCGTTGTTCAATGCGATGCAATTATGTGATTTGTGCTCTTGAGGCACTTCACTTACATTATTATCTATTACATCTGGATTTGCATGGTAGTTATCAAGTGTAAACAAGTATTGTCCTCTCATAAGACCATGGTCTCTAGTAAAGACTTCACAATCCATAGATGAAACAAATCCTTTATTAATTGCCATAACGCCATAGTCCATGCAATTCCAGAATTGTAAATTCTCCAAACTCATGTCTATGACTGGGGTTTCGGGGGATCGTACAAATGCACTAATGGGTAGTTTGTCATACATTGCACCATATTGTGGTAAGTATGTCTCAAAGTATAATGCACGCCCAGGTATGCTTTTAGCAGCAACCCAGACGCCCTCTACAAACTCCCCATGTCCATCTTGATGATCTCGTAAGTACTCTCTACGAACCCAAACTTTTTCTGCAGGAAGATTGCAAATTAAATTCATCC